TTGCAAACTTCACTACTATAATCATCACCATGTGAAATTTTTAATTCATCAGCAATATGTATTACTTGTTGTCTTAAATATTGTGTTGCCATTTTTAATATATATTTATATCTAATATTTTTTAAGCTATTTATAAAACAGATTCAATTTTTATATTTTATTTTAGCATATTTAAATAATCCATATGCTAGAATGATAAATAATAAAATATGTAAAAAAACTTATAAAATTACAAATCCTCTTGGTGAAATTTTTATTACAAATAGATTGAAAAACTTTTGTGAGACAAACAATTTGAATTGTAGTGGTATGTGTAGAGTTGCCAATGGTGTATATAAACAATATAAAAAATGGACGGTTGAAATAGTGTCACAAAGTATTTGACTTTTGATGTTTTTCTTGCTATTATAGTTTTGTTAGTTGACGATTAAACTTGAAAATTCCACCTCTACCTTATTCTGCACCTGATGGTTATTCTTATGAGTATGAACAATTCAATCCAAGTACTATTCGCATTATGCTCCTTTGTCATCGCAAATTTGATTATAACCTTGGCGCCAGTACCAAAACCATTCATTCATTCTACAATCCAAAGAAAAGAATCTATTATGCACCAGTGAATGTAAAGACAATTGGTAAAGAAATAGATATAGAGAATACTACTCCTTATTCAGCAATGCCAATTAATCAAACTCCATTAGAAGCGGCATTCTTATGATTACCTTCTATAAAGGTTTGGAGGTTAGATATAATGATTATGTTGGAATTGTTGATTTTATCTGTGAGCATTATATTACAATCTGTTTGAGTAAAATGGATCATCGATCAAAAGATGTGTGTATGCTTGTTTATAGACCATGTTGGAAAAATATAAAACTTGGCAAAGAATCAGATAAGTAGCGAACATCGTGGACATTGTGCCAGTTGACAAGGTGGCACAATGCCGACACTAAAGTCCAGACTCTCCCATTAAACTGTTAACAAGCGGAACAAATCCGCATTATCCCGGAAACTCTAATTATGATCACTGCAACTCGTCATCCTTTTGTTATTGCTCGTACCTTCACCAAAGAAGAGTCGAGTGCTATTAGTATGTTGGAACTGGTTCCTTCTGCTGAGGGAAATGATTCCTACGATGTACTGGTGTCCTATCATACCTCTGATAAGGTCTATCGTTATGAGGTTGAGGACGACGCTACTGCTCAACTGTGGTATAGCATCATGAATGACCCGGAAGTGTGTTCTCTGACCTCCTGGGGCACTCTGGTGAACCGTGCTCGTTCTCATGGTGACATTGTAGAAGTGTGACACTTTAAGAATTGGCACACATATTCCTCTAAGAGATTTGTGTGCCTTTACAATATGAAGGCAGTCAACGAAACTCTTCATCAAAACCCATTGAAATTGTTTAATTATGGCAAAAAAATTTAATGTTGATGATATTGTCACCAAAGAATACGGCAAAAAACCTGCTAAAATTACTTATTATTCTTCTGGTTCTGATTATCATGGTGGATATTATACTTGCAAATATCTACATAGAAATCAATCATTCACTGCTTACGGCGACGATCTAAAACTTTACGACGAGGAAACTGAAATGACTACTGATACTAAAACTCTTTATTCTTTCACTGTTGATGGTACTGTTGCTTATGGTACTCACATCGGCACTAACAGTAGCAATCAATATCTGATTGAAGAAAAGGGCACTGGTAAAATTCATGTTTTTGATAAAAAAGACCTAGAAGAAGTTGTACCTTATACCTTCAGTGCATCTATTTCCGGTAAAGAAACTCATTATGTTGGAACTCCTGGTGCTCTGAAAAAGAATGACATTCTTCTTTATACTGGTACTAGTACTCCTCAGGTTGCCGTGGTGACTGGTGTGGATACCAAGAACAAGACTGCTCGTTCCAAGTTCAAAGGTGCTAAGATTGTTACCGAGGCAATCTGAGATTATTATGTATTCTGATAAATTTTTTGTATTCATTACTTCATCTTTGGTAATTAGTGCGTCTGTGCTTCTTATTTCAACACCGATAATGGAATGGCACTCTTCTGGAATTGTTCAAAAACAACTGAATATGCAATGTGGTACAAATTATTCCCAAATGGAAGTCTTTCTTTCTGGTGAAAAACTGACCGAACTTTGTAAGATTCGGAATCAGCAGATCACAATCAAAAAATAGACACTTGAACAACTGGCACAAGGCATTCTTCGGAGTGCCTTTTTTGCATTATAATAAACAAGTCACCTAACAAACCCAATGACCGAAGACATTTATTACGATCAGACTCCTATCACTCTAGAGTTTTCAGTTGAAGAGCATGATCTTTTGATTCATATTTTGAATCATGCAATAGATGGAATGGATCTTGCGATTCCTTTCATTTATGATTTGAATGGGGATTCTGAAATTCGACAGCGTTATGAAATGATTAATAATATGAAAGAACGCTCCTGGAAACTTTGGCGCCAACGTTTTAAGAAAGACTCTGTAGTCTGAGTTGCATCATAAATAGAGTACATTCAGAATCTTACTCATGGAATCCAAGAAAATTTATTATAGTTTCAGAGATGCATATCAAGGAATCTATGAGGAAAAAGATCATGAAGTATCCATGATTCGATCAGAACTTAAAACCGCAATGGATTCTATTGCTAGACTTCAGAAACATATGCAAGGTGAAGAGAAAGATGTAGAAGCATGGGTACAATCAAAGATTACAAAAGCAGCAGATTATTTACAAGCAGCAGCAAATTACATTGATAGTGGAGAATCGCAAGTCAAATGAATGTTAAAAGACGAATTGCCGCTAAGGCATATGATATTTACATGGAAAAAGGTAGCGCACAGTTAAGTCCTCAAGATGCTTTGTGGTACACTGATCAGTATTTGCAAAATAATACAAATGCGACTATTGAAGAAGCAATTGAAAATATAGCAAATCTATTGATTAAAGAGTTTTAGACTAAATAATCAAAAAGAAAAATGCGATGAAGACATATTCACAATTCATTGTAGAAGCAAAAGAAGCAAGACCACCAAAGGAAGTTCTTCGTAAAATAGATCAGGCATATGGAAGAAAGTATCCGGGAACAAATGTTGATGTTTCACATGATGATAAATCTGGTGATCTTCGTGTAAATCAACTCTTCGTTCCTCCAAATATGCAAGGAAAGGGAATTGGAACAAGAGTGATGAGGGGTCTTACAAAGTATGCGGATAACCAGAAAAAAAGAATGACTCTCACTCAAGATCCTGACAAAGGTAAGAAGGCAAAGTTAGCAAAGTTTTATAAGTCACACGGATTTGAAAAAAATCGTGGCAGATCCAGAGACTTTACAACCAGAGATACTGATATTCGCAATCCAAGATAGGACACTTCTCAAACTGGCACACGGGCACTTGAAAACGAGTGCCCTTTTTCGTATGATGACTTCGTACACAACAAACCAATGAAACAAAAATTGAAAACTAAAACTGTTAAACTAATTAGTGTTCGAGACTGGGATAAGTTTGTATCCAACATCTACGGAAAACCTTATCTTTTTCAACAACAAGATGGTTGTAAAGAAAGAGGGAATTATAAGTTTTCTGTTCCTGATACTTATGAAAATGAGTTTGATTATGGGAACAAATCAATTCCATTTGAGGTTAATGGTGATGAAGATGAAATGGGAGTTAGTTTTCAAACTTGGTTGAATACTTCACCAAAAGATACACTTAAACACTTTGAAAATGAACGGAAAAATAATCTTTTTTGGGAGAGAAACTTTTATCCAGATGTTTCTATGATTGTTAATGACTTGCATTCTAAGGGTATTCTTGAAGAGGGTGAATATGTGATTGAAATTGATTGGTGATAACCGAAACAAAATTCTTTCTTAATCTTTAATTCCATTTACTCAACACAACTTACAATGAACACCGAACGCAAACTTATCAAGGATTGACTTATAAATAAAAGTGTCTGTTTGGACGGCAATCTCTACAGATAAGATTAGGTGCTCTTTGGGGCACCTTTTCTTGTATAAACTTTACTAAATAATAATGCCGTCCAAATAGAATAGAACGATGGAAACTCAAAAAGAGTATTACTATACCTATTATTCTTATGAAGAATGTGGTAGAGGATATTTTGGTAGCAGAGGATGCAAATGCTTACCAGAAAAAGATATAAACTATTTTGGTTCATTTGCAGATAAAACATTTAAACCAAAATACAAAATAATCCTAAAAGACGATTATGCTACGAGAAAAGATGCAATTGCTGATGAGATTATTTTACACGATTATTATGATGTAGCAAACAATCCTCATTTTGTTAATAAAGCAAAGCAAACTTCTACAAAATTTATTTCAAATGGTGAAGAGGTTTCAAAAAGAAATAGAGAAAAAATAGGTGAAAAAAATCCTATGTATGGTAGAAAAAGACCAGATGTAGTAGAAAGAAATAAAAGTCGTAGAGGTAGAAAAGTCAAATATAGTGAAAATGGACTAAAATCAATGCAAAAATCTGCAAAAAATGTAAATTCCCAAAGATGGATGTGTCTTGAAACTGGATTTATATCAACTTCTGGACCACTTACAAAATATCAAAAAGCAAGAGGAATAGATACTTCCAAAAGAAAACGAATATCATAGGACACTTTCCAAACTGGAACATAGGCACTTGAAATCAGGTGCCTTTCGTCTTATAATAACCTCATACACAAAGAGTACTATCTTTATCGAACTCGTATTGAAACTGATGAAGAGTACGAAAAGAGAATGAAAGTAGAAGAGCAACGAAAAGAAAATCGTCGCAAGCAGTATGAACAACTCCGAAAAGAGTTTGGCAATGATGACTGAAACAATAATCATTCATTGCATTTGACTGTGACACTTCAACAACTGGCACAAGAAAGTTCCCAAATCATTCATGATGCTCTATGATACTCATATACACAAGGAGGAAACCTTGCTAGACGAAATTTCTTACTTCTTCTCATCTTTGATTCGAGTTGATTCAACATCGAAAGAACTTTCTAGAATGATCAATTGTATTTTGGATAATCCAAACACAAAGATTGAAATTCTTGATCAATTTACTGCTCTTGTTGGTCCTCTGTCTTTGTGGATAGAAAATTATCCCTATGCTTATGGTAAACTTTGGATAAATTGGGAATTGTATAAAAAGGACAAAAAACTATATGATTACAATACATTGATGTATAAAATCTTTGGTAATCAAATTCCAGATCGTGCAACTGTTTATCGTCTTCATAAGTTGGTAAAACCACTTTTGGAAGAGTATAAAATGAAACAACTTGATGCAGCATGTAAACTTATGTGAGAATAAAAATGGGTCTTGTGACACTTCAATAACTGGCACAAGATCGCAATCTCTTCTCTCTCATTGCCCTTATAATACATATGTAACGCACAAGTGTTACTCTACTCTCCGAAACCTACTAACTATGAATCCCGTAATTGCCGCTCAATTTGGTTATGATGTGGATGCAATGAATGATTCCGAAAAAGTCACTGTTGTTCGCCGCCGTGTTGTTTATGAAGAACTGGTGATGAGTAAAGATGAGTTTGATAAAATGAATCATGAAGTTAATAATTATAATGAAGAGACTGGTGAGTATGGAGTTTATTTGTCAGAATTAGAAATGAGTGATATTCAATTTCCAGACTTTACTGATGAGCAAACTGCATATATTGCATTTCCTGGTGATGTGACTTCTTTTACTGATGATGCTATTGCATTCATATTTGAGAATCAACCATGGACTGATGGTTATGAACCGGTAGAACTTGCATCATGAAACAACTGAATCTTTATAGTGAAGAATGATGTCAATTCGTATTATGAGGTGGGAGAAACCAGAACCCACATTCAAACTTAAAATCTATCGGTTCATTCAACCTTATGCTAAACTGTTGGATGCACTCATTTCGATTGTAACTTTTTCACAGGTAATTAGTAACTTTGAACTTGTGATTACCGAAAAGAGTATGAAAGCATGGTTCACTTATTTGAAAAGATTCTATGAAAATACCTGACCCACTCAAGCATGGATTCTATTGTGTAGAGTATGAATATATGGAAAGTAAACTCAGTGCTGTTTATTTTCAATTGGAGTCTGCACAAGAGGCAATGGTAAAGATGATGAAGAACGGAGTACACTGTTATCGTCTTTATGAATGGAAACCAAAGATAGAAATTATGTCAATTCAAAGGAAATTATGAATAATACCAACGACAACCATAAGCATTGCACCAAGTTTCATTTCGTTCAATTTTTTTAATATTATTAATGATGTTAGCAGTTGCCTTATAATTTCCTTCTCCTTTAATAAAGAATGATGCCTCACTTATACTGTTAAATTTTATAATCTCACCTGTTTTAATGTTTATACCATGAACTGGTTTTTTTCTTTTTTCATTACTCTTTTTTGCCAATTCTTTATAGTATTCAGTTCCTCTGTTGTTAGTTGTTGGTTTCCAATTTCCTAGCGCATCATTTTTCTTTCTGAAAAAATACCAACCTTTTACTTGTAGTTTCGCTTTATTTGGACTCTTTAATGATTGGTGTATTGCATTATTATTTTTACGGTTTCCTTCTATTTCTTCGGCCGCATCTGCAGCAGATTTCCACATCTTTTTATGTCCTAATAACGGGTTAATGCCATATACATTACCACGACGATTTATTCTCTTTTCTATTATCTTAGGAGTTTCACCTTTCCATGCCCATCTATAACCAAGTGATTGAAATGTGATTCCTTTAATACATGCCTTAATGCAATTTTTTTCACTTTTATTTGGATTACGCCCTAATATATGAAATGCTGCTACACCTGTTGTATCATAATCTGCAACCCATTCATCTTCTAATGTATAACAACTTACCTCTTTACTATTTGGATGATTCTTCCATTGCTTTGGTAATTTGTTTATACCTTCACCACCTAGAGTAACATTATATCCATTTTTACCACATGCATTTAATCTTTCTATCCAATAGATTTCACGTTGATTCACTTTATCATCATTACATTCTTCTAATACTCTGAATTTAAACTTATCTGATCCATATTTACTGATTGCTCTTACAATAGGCATTGAATGAGCAGAGTTGTTTTCATTTAAATTATTCTTACTGTTTGCTATGTGTTCTTTCCATCTATCATACGGATTTGATTTAGTAGTCTTACCGACATATAATTTTTGATTCTCAAGATTTGTAATTGAGTAGATGAATGCCATGAGAATTTGTATAAAATATATTTCTGTGTTATATGTATATATTTGTTATTTTTATATTATGTGATTTTACTGTTTTCTCAATAAGTCTTATTTTATTGAGAATCAATAGATATTATAAATGCCTTATAAATGCCTTATAAATGCTCCAGTTCTTATAAATGTCCATTAATGCCTTATAAATGCCTTATAAATGCTCCAGTTCTTATGCAAGTTTAGGCAGTGTAACATAAAACGCGGAGTTTGTCAAGCACCACCCCCCGCGAGCGCCCAAAAAACCCATAAGAATGCCTTATAAGTTCACAAAAGCACACATTTCTCGACGAAATCTCATATATAGATTCATAATTCTCGACGAGACCAGGTATTGCACTTGCATCTCGTCGAGAATCGTGCTATGATCACACAGTACCACAGGATCTCGACGAGTTATGTACGACGACTACGATCTCGACTATACATACAGCAACGATTATGCACAGGATCTCGACGAGTATGCACAGGATCTCGACGAGGATTATGCACGCGACGCGCAAGATTACGAATCTCTTGCATATCGTCATTATGCATGATATAATGTAGTACACATCGCACAAGAATCATGTTAGCACAAAGGCGCCTGGTACGAGTTACACTGGATATTATGTGTTATGATGACCTGAACATAGAAAACATGGACTGGAAAGAGTTATTAGAACTCGAAGGGGATGAGGATGTCCATGCTACCATCAAAGACTCTTATGACTGGTACTGATGTGACAGTTATGTAAGTGACTTATCCACATTTATTCCACAGAAATATTGGAGTTTTCAACAACCTTGTGGAGAACTATCCATATTTAATACAACAAATGGGTTTTAGTGTTTCTTGTAGTTCCACTTCAATGTTCTCGTCGCTCACTACTTCAAAGGAGAAATTATCCACGCCAAACTCATTCATATGATGGTGCAGAGGTTTCATAGCATATTTTGAGTAAGATTTCCCATTTTCAATATTATTTGCTCTCCACTTATGGGCATAAAATCTTTTCTCTGGATTTTTGCTTGATCCAACGTATACAATCTTATCCAAGATGGTGTTATACACCACATAGGTTTTTTTCATCTGCTCTGTAATTGGGTGACGAAATATTTATAGGAGGAGATGATAAAATCCCCCCCACCTGGAAAGTGTCACCCAACGCAGGCACATTATTTATACCTTACTCCTGTGACAATCCTGCAACTGTCCACTACCCATTGACCTATCCGGTTCTGATGCCCTATGTTGGACTCGTTCATCACTCAACACCATGAGCATCTACACTGAGAACGGTTACGCCAATCGGAAGGAGTACCTGAACGAACTTCGGGATGAGTACGGTTCTGATCTGGTGAATGCCCTAATCACGGTTCTTCCTGCGTCAGAGGACTTCGACGGTCTTGTGACCATGCTGGAAGATGCAATGGACGGTTTCTGAACTGTCCACTAGGGGGTTGCGGATCTCGTGATCCCCTGCCATACTTACATCGTTCACCACTCAACATCATGGGAACTCGTTCACGCATCGGCATCGAAATGACTGATCATTCTGTGGTCAGTGTTTACTGCCATTGGGATGGATATCCTGAGCACAATGGTAAAATTCTGGTAGAACATTATCAGAACCGCGATGATGTTGAAGAACTCATCAATGGTGGTTCAATGTCATCTCTTCGGACTGAACATCTCTGGGAAACTAAAGCAGTCCGCGATGAGAATGGTCAGATCATTCGGGATGAACATGACAACTGGTTGTATGCTCCACTTCGTGATCCTCAACCTCTGTATCATTCAGAGCGTGGTGATGATGTTAATGTAGAGCACACCAGTTTCGATGAGTTTATCTCTGGTGATCTTGGTGGCGAAGAGTATGCTTACCTTTTCGATCTGAATGATAACTGGAAAGCGTTCCAGATCAATTATAAAGCGCCTGTGGAGCGCATTGAAATCCCGAACTATGTGACAGCATAGGAACTGTCACCAGAGGGCACTAGGAGCGCCTCCAGTGCCCTTATACTTTAAGAGTCAACCACACACCCCCAACCACATGGAAGACACTCTCTGGGTCGAAATCGCTGATGCTCCTGGCGAAATCTGGGATTTGAATATTCCAGAATTGAATGAAGATCAGGAGTTTAATTTTGATTCTTATTTGAATGGCAATTATGATTATTAACTGACAAAACTTTATAACCTTTATGTTGTTTTCTTATTCCAGTCAGGGTTCTTGCTAGGTTTCCCTGACTGAGATTATTTTCTCTTGCCCATTTTTTGATATTTTTAACTACAAATTGTTCTCCACTTTCAATGTGAAGAACTGTCCATAAAAAACTAGAATGATGCATATTATCTGCATTGCTAATCCATTCTAGATTTTCTACTTTATTATTTGTTTTGTTTTCATCTATATGATTAACTTGTGGTAAATTGTCTGGATTTGGTAGGTAAGTTTCTGCCACCATTCTATGCCCAGACTTTTTACCATATCCATAAAGATTGTAAGTTAAGTAACCCCTTTTATCAAATTGTCCTTTTAATTTTCCTCTTTTTGAATAGATTTCACCATCTTCAGTTACAAAGAAACCTTTGTATGTTGGATGCTCTTTCATTATAGTAGTCAAAAGATTTCATAGTTATTTATATTATATGACACTCTGAAAACTGGCACAAGGGGGGTTGAAATGCCCCCCATTCTCTGCCATACTACCTTTGTTCCCCACACAACTTTCATCTGATGTCTTACGAAGATTTGCTTCAGGAATTGCTCAAGATGTCTCCCAAAGACAGGAAGCAAAATGTTGTCATGGTTCAAGAGTATGGTGGTAATGTTTACCATCCCATTAGTCTCAAATCAGATAGTTCATTTTTGACTGACCGAGACCATGATTGGGAAATTGTTATTCACTGAATCATAAAAAACAACCATGCCTGACACCATCAAAGAGTTCTTCACTGATTCTGAGTGGGACTTGATCTACAATTTGGTTAGCAATAACCGCCAATTCTGCGAGGATGAAGAAGAAGATCCTGTGGAAGATTATGACAACATTATTTCCAAAATCTACAACCTTCACAAAGATGCCTGACTCTTACACTTTCACTGGTGATGCTGTTACCTTCCTTGGTTTGGTTGGTATTATTTCAACGGGCATTATTGTTCTCACTGCTTTTCGTCGTTACTTTAACTCTCCTCTAAGAAAATGACTAACCGAACCGAACTGGAGTGGTTTCTGAAAGAAAAGTGTCGTGAAGATGCTGACCTTTTTGATACTGTCATCAGTGAGTATGTTTGGAACATGAGTGAGAGCAAACTCACTGAACTCGAAGACTTTCTTTCTAACAATTTCGGAGACGATTGATGACTGAGGTTGAAGAGTACAATCCTGAATTGCTGGAGGATGTGACACTCTGACAACTGGCACAAGGGGTCTCCCAGACCCCTCTAGATGCCCTATACTTAAGAAGTCAACCACCGACACCCCTACAATGATCGTTGACCGTTCAGACTGTTTCCAACGCAATCCTGAGATTCTTCAGGATGTCTGCAATCAAAGAGTTGAAATGGCAAACTTCATTCTCTCCTGTGGTAGAGGATTTCACGATCAGGAAGATATTTCATTCTACGAGAGTGAAATCAGACATTACAAACATTATGATGTTTGATTAGGGAAACATAGAATCTCGACGAGACACACAATCTCGTCGAGACCATGTACACAATCTCGTCGAGACACACACATCATGAAAACCGCATTCGTTACACCAATCTCGCGCAAAGCGAAAAATAGGTTCTCGAACATCATGCAAGGCGATCACATGTGTATCATAGAGCAGCGCACGGGCAATCGCGTGTTTCTTACATCACATAATGGGCGCAATCACTTCTGGGTGACGCTTGACAATGATGCGGATTGGATGATACAATTATGATACAAAGGCGGAAGGGGTTTGCCGTCGCTCAAGGATAAAGTTACCCAGCGCGAAAGAAAACATATAATTCTAAAGAAGGTGAGTGGTGACTGTGGGTCGGGGTGGTGCCTGACCCATTTTTCTTCATATAACGATACTATTATATTTCATTGCAGGTTCCTTGGCGATGTATTGTTCAGTAGGGATACCCTTCCCCCGTCGGTGCTGGTTGTTCTATAAAGATACCATGGCACCGATCAAAAACCAGCATCAAAAACCAGTTTCGTAACTGTCACAAGGTCGCTGGATCTGATGCGTTCCGGCATGGCATCATTGATTCAACGGCGCACCACTGACGCCGCTCACCATCAAAAGATCATGAACACCGTCACAATCACCGTCAACGATAACACTGTCACCCTGAACGGTTCTTATATGGAGATTGCCAATGTGTTGCTTGGTTTGAGTGATGTAACGACCCAACCTGCTGCTAGTGTTGCTAACAATGAACCAGCAGAATTGGCACCTTTTAATGCTTTTTTGACAGTAGAATTGACACCTTACTTTGGTGCCGCTGCTGCAACAATGATCGTCACCAAACTAAAGCGTTGCCGTGCGATTGGTGACTTCCGCTATTTTATCCCCATCTATAAACTGGCAAAAGATGATCTCCAAAAGCGCCAACTTCTGAAGGTTGTGAGTGCATCTTACCGTTACAAGTTTGGCGGTTATAAGAACCCAGAGCAGTATTCTCTGCGCTCTGAGATTAAATATGCCAAGGCGTGCGATGAGTGTGGCAAACTCGCGCAAGTGTTAGTTAATCGTTTGATTGCTGAAGGTCTGTGGAAGTGACAATCTGACAACTGGCACACGGGGGGACTCTGATCCCCCCATCCTGCTCCTATACTGTAGAAGTCAACCGCACCACACCACCGATGCAAGTTGCTCTCACCATGGTTTCCAGCAACGCCAAGACTGGACCAATCCCCACCACCACCAGCGAACGGGCATCTTGCCCAACAACCTGCCCATTCTATGAGAAAGGTTGCTACGCTAAGTCGGGTCCGCAAGCGTTACACTGGCGCAAGGTTTCTAACACTGAGCGCGGTGTAGTTTGGTCTGAGTTTATTGCTCAGATCCGTAAGATTCAGCGCGGTCAGATCTGGCGTCACAATGTTTCTGGTGATCTTGTACACAACAACGGAAACATTGATTATCTCAAACTCCGCCAACTGATTGATGCAAACAAGGGGCGCAAAGGTTTCACCTATTCGCATCACATTCTCAACGAGCATAACATTATTTGTCTGCAGAATGCAAACGGATTGGGTTTCACTGTCAACGCATCTTGTGAGTCTGTGGATGATGCCGACCGCGTGATGAGTGAGCATAACATTCCTGCCGTTGCAGTTGTTAACTCTGAAAAAACCGACCGATTTTATACAACAACCAACGGTCGCAAAGTTATCACCTGCCCCGCAACTATTCATGAGAATGTTACTTGCGCCACCTGCGGTTTGTGTCAAGTTGCAGACCGTCAGTTTGTGATAGCGTTCCCTGCACATGGCGTTGCAAAAAATAAAGTTAACGCCATTGTGACAATCTGACCACTGTCACAAGGGGGGATCGGCGATCCCCCCACACTACCGATCCAGCTTGTAAACTTAAAGAGTCAACCACAAAGCACCATGCTTCCCGATCCTTCCGCTGCCACCGCCATTCTGAACCGCTGCGACGCTATCACCGTCGCCGCTGCTACTCTGCCGGTTTGGACCAAGATTCTGAATGATCTTGACATCCCTGCAGACCTTTATGATAAGGTTGGCGATCTTGTCACCATCCTCGAATATATCGAAGGGTGGGGACCTTCCGATGATGATATGATCGCTAACAATTCCTGCGGTACAGCATGGCATGATGGTTGTCGCTGATTGATTATACTTAAGGGGGCACAAGTTGCTCCCTTTTTTTATACTTTTTGCGCCATTATTTCATGGTAGGTTCGGTGGCGATAGTTGTTCAACCGGCGACCCTGCCGGTGTTGGTGCTGATTGTCCCCATATCCTACAGGCACCACCGACCCATAAAACCACCATGGTGGACAGTCTGACAGGTGGCACAACCTGATGGCAGGGTGCCCCATCTGCCCCCATACTGGTATCAGTTCACCACACCACAGACCGTTGAACTTCTCCACTCTCACCCGCATCGCTGTCCGCGCCATCCTGATTCAGCAGGGACCGCAGACCTGCTCCGACCTTGTGCGGAGCATGGGCATGGATCCCAAGCGCCACAAGGGCACCATCCATGCCATCATGGTTGATCTGGAGCGTGATGGCATTCTGGACGCCACGCGTGCCGATAATGGCAAGCGTGATCTCTGGTTCATTGTTCCCACTGCCATCCGCAAGCGTGATCGCCTGATTGCTGCTCTGATCGGGTGACCCATACGGGGGGATCCAATCCCCCCCATTCCATGGTAGGATTCTCTCAGTTCACACCACACCACCGACCGATGACCCTGAACATCGCCTGCGACATCAAAACCCGTCGGATCGTATGGGTCCGCAATGGTGAGCGGATTCTCTCCGGGCCCGCTCACGTATGGGCAGCAATGGGCAGAAAGGGGACCCTGTGACAGTTCATTAACCTGCACACGGGGGGATCAGAATCCCCCCATTCTGACCCTATACTGGCATCAGTTCACCACACCACCAAACGCCATGCGTAAGATCGAAACCCTGATGAACGCTGCAATTTTCAATGGTGAGAATTGGCAATTGGACAATACAGAGGTTAGGTATGATGAATCCCGTGATGTTTCCAGTGTCTATTTGTTCGGCAATTTGATTGCCGACATCTCAGACAATTGCATCATTCTTTATGATGGCGGCAGGCGTTCTCAAACCACTAAATCCCGCCTCAATGCTATTCTTAAAGGTAACGGGAATGGCACAGAATGTGTATTCCAAAAGAATCACAAATGGTTCATTAACTATGATGGAATCACTGAACCTTTTGAGTCTGGAGCACTTCTAGGTTAATTGCAACAACGGGGGGATTCATTTCCCCCCATTCTCTACACTTTTTCATCATGCAAACTTTTCTCACTGCTGACGAAATCCTTGAGTTAGTTACAACTGGAATGTGTAAATTATCCGATGATCTAATGCTTCGGATGGCGCCTAAAGTATCAGAATCCTATGAAGATTCTGATTGGTACAATGATCCAAACTGCACAATGTCGAGGCATCACTATTAGAATCTCGACGAGACGCACATGCACATTTAACGCACATTATCTCGACGAGACGCACATACACACATCTCGACGAGACGCACATACACACATCTCGACGAGACGCACATACACATTTAACACACATTCATCACACATTATCATGATCATTCCCGCATTCACTTCACGCGAACTCGATGTGATATATGACGTTATATTCGCGCACCTAGGATGTACAGATGATGATGATGATGCAATCGCGTGTTCAAGTATAATTGACAAGATGCATATATTTTCTGCAATGAATGAAGAACAAGAATGAAGTAGAAGTTATAAAGTATAAAGAACTAACTCAGGATTAAGTGTAGTCTGTGAGTCAGTGGTGTGGTTTAATTCTCTACACTTAGTCCTGTTTTAGTTCTTTATACTTTACGGATCCTGATGATACGGATCCTGATGATACGGATCCTGATGATACGGATCCTGATGGTGCCGCTGGTGCCGCTGATGCTCCTGGTGCCGCTGGTGCCGCTGGTGCCGATCCCAACCATGTCGCCACCCCATCCGTCAACCTTTGAACGATCAGCAGCGCTGATCAAACGGATCTGGGATTCGGTATCAGGCGGATACCGTTTAATGGTTGCGGGATCGATCTCTGGTGCCTATTGTGAGCAGGCGAACCTTGAAAATTAAATAGCAGGATCGGGCGGTGCCGGAGGCATCGCGGGCGATGGGTCGGGCGGGTTCTACCGTCGCGCCGGTTCTGCTGTTTCATACTTTTTAGGTTCTCTTTAGTTACACTCTGTTCTTTATCTTTAGGACCCATGACATTAATTGTCGGTCAAGTTGAGACATTGCTTCCCAAACTGTTGGAAGCAATGGAACAAGCAGACGCTGCTAAAAAGCGCGTTGAAGATCTAAAAGCGCAGATGATTGCGCTAATCGAAGATCCCCAGACGGTTAAAACCTGCTGGGGTTCGGTTACACTTAACAAGGGCAAGCGCACCGTTAAGGTTACCGATCGGGCACTAAACGCCCAGATCACCTTACTTAAAGAGACTGGGATCTCTGAAGGTAAGTGTGAGGAATCTATCGGTTCTCCTTTCATCACTGTTAGGAAGACCGACCGTTAAGTTACACTCTAGGGGTGGATTCCACCCCTTCCTTTCACCTTTCACCCCATAGATAAATGCAAACCAAACTACAGAATCAGACAATTGTTGACGCAATTGCCTCTAAGATTGTCGATGAACTCTACAATCGAGTACGCTATTCTCATGAGTCTCTACACTCTGAGATGCACAAATTTCATGAAGATTGTATTAACGAAAGGGAAGTGTTCTACGATGACACTAACAGCGAACAGTTTACCTTTGATTGTATCTGGGATGTAATCATCAACTCCGAACTGTTCAACCTCTACGACATTTTAGAGTGCTACTCTCAAAAAGAGGTTAGAGATTATGTCAGGGACGTTTACCCGGACTGGCGTGATTCAATGGGTTGATTGACACTTTAGGGGGAGACAATTCTCCCCCTTTCATTCACCTTTCACCACACTAAGATCATGGCACTGACTGTATCCCATTTCACCGATTGCACGCTCAAAGATTTTTATGAATCTATGTTGTATTCTGCCACTAAACAGGATATGTATCTGGACAAAATGATGCAAAACCCGATTAATTCGGGCAAATATATTGATGCTAAGGTGATGATGTTGGAATGGGAAAGATCTTTTAACGCTGCAAAGGAAGCGCTTGAAATTAAGTTTGGCAAGACAATGCGGCGGCAGATTATTGACATGATTGACAAAGATCTAGCGTTAGTTGTACAACGTCGCAAGATCTTTGGTTGATTAACTAACACTCTAGGGGTGGATCTTCCGCCCCTATTTCACTCAAACCTACCGCAATCCTACCATGACCGCTACACTCTCTCGCTACACTCTGGAATGGGACGCATCACGTGGCGATGCAATCCCTGAACTCGGTTACATCTACACTCAGGAAGTTACTTTTTACACTGTAGACGGATACCGCTACGATGTGTCCTTCGATGTCGGTGACGGTCGTAGATTGGGTGTCTTGTTTGTAACTGTAGATCAGCAAGATCCGCAGGGTTACAATCAAACAATGAACTATTGTTTGGGGCAATTTTATAACAATCAAGGTGCAATTAAGTTCGCTCAGTTTGCACTTAACCACTTCATTGAGACCGAAACGTGGTCAGTCTGCCCGTCATTTCAGGCAGTAGATTATATTGACGGCGACCCTTGTACGCTCGGAGGTGATGAAATAGTGAGTGAACTTTACACCTGGTAAGGTATACGTTCGTGGGCGGCAGTTGTTTACATTCTGCCGCCCATACTTCGATTGATTAGATATTCTAATCGTTCGTTCGTTCGTGTTTTGCAGTCTTTATGGGTCGGCGCCGCGCCGGATGGGCGCCCATGGGCGGTTATAAAACGGCTAACTACCCTAACCTACAAAGTGTTACACAAGGCATCAATATATCTCCCCATTATAAAAAAAATTCCGCCCCACAAAAAACTTCAAGAACCCTCACACAAAACTCAAAAAATACTATATAATTTTGAAAAATGGTAAATTACAATACTTTATATGAAAAAAAATTCGGGAGAAATTTTTAAGTCCGTACAGGTTGATCCAATTACTGGCGATTATTATGTGATTATTCCAGAGATCGTAGCAAACGAACTCTCATGGTATGAAGATACTGAAATTAGTTTTAAAATCGAAGGAACCGAAGTGATTCTTTCAGAAAAGAATAATTGACAAATGCTACATAATATTGTATGATATGAAAGTAAACAATTTAACTTATGTCTAAAGGATTTACCGTAAAAGCAAAGGCCCCAACAGTGGCGCCACAAGAAGAATGGGATTATGATTTGGCGAGAGAAATGGTTCGCGGAAAGTCCGTGGTCTTTTGTCTTCCTGGTCGCGGAGTTTCTTACACTTACTTAAAGAACTTTGTACAACTCTGCTTCGACCTTGTGCAGGCGGGAGCAAGTATTCAGATCTCGCAGGACTATTCATCCATGGTAAACTTTGCAAGATGCAAATGTTTAGGAGCGAATGTACTGCGTGGACCGAATCAAATTCCCTGGGATGGAAAACTTAAATATGATTGGCAATTGTGGATTGATTCTGATATTGTTTTCAATACAGAAAAATTCTATCAATTGGTTTTAATGAATAAGGACATTGCATCTGGATGGTATTGTACTGAAGATGGTCACACCACTTCTGTTGCACACTGGATGGAAGAAGATGATTTCCGCAATAATGGTGGAGTCATGAATCATGAAACTCTTGAAAGTATTCAAAAGCGTCGTAAACCATTCACTGTAGACTATGTGGGATTTGGATGGTTGCTTATCAAGCACGGAGTTTTTGAACACGAAGAGATGAAGTATCCTTGGTTTGCACCTAAAATGCAAGTCTTTGAATCTGGAGAGGTTCAGGATATGTGTGGAGAGGATGTATCATTCTGCCTGGATGCAAAAGAAGCAGGTTTTGAAATTTGGTGCGATCCTCGTATCAGAGTTGGTCACGAAAAGACAAGAGTAATTTGATCTGATGGCAGACAAGTACAATATAATTTGTAAAGGACGTAGAATATACTCCTCACTTACAGAAGAAGAGTACTTCGATATTATGGAGGATTTGTCAATTAAATTTTATCAGACAGGTTCTCCAGATCCAAACGATATTGAAACTGAAATTATAGGAGATTAATTATGGCAATTAAAAAATCATTGGGCGGTTCTAAGATTATTGAGTCTCGTCCCAAAAATACTCGTCAAGGATGCGGTTCTAATACAAAGTATGCCGCTACTTCTCGCAATAAAGCTCGCAAAAAGTATAGAGGGCAGGGTAAATAAAATTTATGATTCAATTGAATCCTACTATCCCAGTTGTTACTCCCAAAGGTAATGGTTGGGCTTTTTTTATGATTGATAGATCTCAGGAACATGACCTCGAATGGGTCGTTTTTCTCGATAATAGTGGAGAATGTTGGACTTTTAGAAATAAAGACATTCGTATTCAGAAAAATTACACTCTTTCTCGTATGAGTGTCTCAGAATTCACAAATAAATAAGTAATTAATTAATTTTTTGTATCTTGGAACGATTTTCGATGGGTAAACATCTCCTATTGGAGGTGTATGATGTAAATTTTGATCTCTTAAATGATGGAATTGCTCTTCAAGAAGCAATGGAGAGAGGAATAAATCGCGCAAAAATGACAATTTTGAATATTTTTCAACATTGTTTTTACCCACAGGGGGTTACGATTGTTATTGCACTCTCAGAAAGTCATGTTTCTTGTCATACTTGGCCAGAAAAAGAAGCAATTGCCATCGATGTCTATACATGTGGTGATGGAAATCCAAAATTGATTGCCCTAGAACTGCTAAAATATCTAAATTCGAACAATTTTAGACTCAGAGAAGTTGATCGTTAAATAGTAATGTGCGATAGCAACCGCACTTTAATAAAAGTTCTGTTTTTTAATTAAAACAGGGGCTAAAAATGTTATTCGAATCAGAAAATTCCCAAAAAAGAATCATTCAAGAGGTTATGCATGATTATGCACCAAAGCATAATCTTAAAAAACAGACAGAATTACATGAAAAAATTCGTAATGACGAAGATTATGATGATTGGGATTATGGAACAGAACCAAGTTATGGTTCCTCTTGGAATAAGGCATAAATAAATATATAAAAATTTTTGTTCGAATGGCAATACAAAGGATATCTAGATCATTTAAAGATATTAGTCTATCCTTTGATCCTCATCCGATCACAAAGGATTTACCGATACTTGTCAATGAAAGAGCGATTACAAGATCAATTCGCAATCTTGTACAAACAATTCCAACAGAGGTATTTTTTAATCTTCTTCTTGGATCAAATGTTCGCAGAAGTTTGTTTGAATTTTGTGATTATGGTACTGCATCCATAATTAAAAATGAGATTGAAACAACTATTTCAAATTATGAAAGAAGAGTAAATAATGTAAAAGTTGACGTAAATCCTTTTCCAGATACAAATGAATTTGAAATCGTAGTGTCATTTGATATTATAGGACAAGAATTTCCAACACAACAATTTTCATTCCTACTAGAGGCAGTAAGATAAAATGCCTTTTACAAAATTTACAAATTTAGACTTTGATCAAATAAAAACATCCATCAAGGATTATCTCCGTGCAAATTCAACATTCACGGACTTTGATTTTGATGGATCTAATTTTTCAGTATTAATCAATACTTTAGCATATAATACTTACATTACAGCATTTAATTCAAATATGGTTGTCAATGAATCCTTTTTGGATTCGGCAACTCTGAGACAGAATGTTGTTTCGTTAGCAAGAAATATTGGATATGTACCACGCTCCAGAACCGCTTCAAAAGCACAAGTTTCTTTTTCAGTAGAAACTAATCAATCAACATCTCAAGTTGTTTTAAAAGCAGGATTGGTATGTGTAGGAAATATTAATAATACATCATATACATTTTCAATTCCAAAAAGCATTACCACCAATTTAAATTCTGGCGTAGCAGAATTTAATAACATCGATATCTATCAAGGCACATATTTAACGAAGGAATTTATTGTTGATGGATCACTAGATCAAAAATTTATTTTAGATAACTCATATATTGATACCTCAACAATTGTTGTTTATGTAAAAGGAATTCATGATACTGGTTTAGGTAGAGAATATTTTCTCGCAGATGATATTTTTAATATTGATTCAACTTCTGAAATATATTTGATTCAAGAAATACAGGATGAAAAGTATGAACTTTTATTTGGTGATGGTATTTTTGGAAAGAAACTTGAAAATAATACAGTAATTACTGTAAGTTATATTATAACTGATGGTGAAGATGGAAATGGGGCATCTAAATTTTCTTTTGCGGGAACCTTTAATAATTCTTTAGGCAATCCTTTAGCAGTTCAATCAAATACAATTACAGTTAATACAGTTTCTGCATCAAATAATGGTGGTGATATTGAATCAATCAATTCAATTAAATATTTTGCACCACATTTATATTCTTCTCAAAATCGTGCTGTAACTGCAAGAGATTATGAGTCAATTGTTAAAAGAATCTATCCAAATGCAGATTCCGTTTCTATTGTTGGAGGTGAAGAATTATCTCCACCACAATTTGGAAATGTACTTATCAGTATTAAACCAAAAAATGGAGATTTTGTTTCTGATTTTGATAAGAAATTCATTCTTTCAAATTTAAAACAGTACTCATTGTCGGGAATTAATCAGCAAATTGTCGATCTTAAAATTCTTTATGTTGAAATTGATTCTTCAATCTACTATAATTCAACACAAGTTGGCAATTCAACTGATTTAAAAAATAAAGTTATTAGTGCATTAAGTACATATTCCACTTCACTTGATGTAAATAAGTTTGGCGGAAGATTTAAATATAGTAAAATTTTACAATTAATTGATAATGTTGATGTTGCAATTACATCAAATATTACAAAAGTAATCATTAGAAGAAATTTGAATGCTCTTGTAAATCAATTTACTCAATACGAATTATGTTTTGGGAATGCATTCCATGTCAATATTAACGGATATAATATAAAAAGTACTGGATTTACTATCAGTGGAACATCTGAATTGGTATATCTGACTGATACTCCAAATAAATCTGATAATTATCAAACTGGTATTCTTTCAATTGTAAAAAATGATGAAAAAAATACAATTGTAGTCAAATCTGCAGGAACGGTAAATTACCTAACTGGAGAAATAATTCTAAGAACTGTTCTGATAACATCTACTGAAAAACCAAATTCCGTAATTGAAATTCAAGCATATCCAGATTCGAATGACGTTGTTGGATTAAAGGATCTTTATCTGGAATTTAACATTGCAAAGAGCAACATAAATATGATCAGAGATACAATTTCATCTGGTGAACAAATATCTGGTGTCGGATTTAAAGTAACATCAAGTTATTCAAATGGAGATTTAACGAGGAAGTAATATGATACAAACTGGATTTGAGACTAGAGTAAAAGTACAGCAAATAATTCAAAATCAACTTCCTGAATTTATATTAGATGAAAGTCCAAAAACTGTAGACTTTTTAAAGCAATATTATATTTCTCAAGAATATCAAGGTGGAACAGTTGATATTGCAGAAAATTTAGATCAATATTTAAAGGTTGATAATCTAACTCCCGAAGTTGTTGTTGGAGTTACTACTTTATCATCTTCGATACAATCACAAGATACTATAATTGCAGTAAGTTCTACTAAGGGATTCCCAAATCAGTATGGACTTTTAAAGATTGATGATGAAATTATTACATATACTCAAAAGACTTCCACATCATTTACTGGATGCATAAGGGGTTTTAGTGGAATTACTTCATATCATGATTCACAAAATCCAGAAGAATTAGTATTTTCAACTTCTACTGCAGCATCACACACAAGTCAATCGCCTGTACAGAATCTTAGTTCGCTATTCCTTAAGGAATTCTATAAAAAACTTAAATTTAGTCTAACTCCAGGACTTGAAGATGTAGATTTTGTTCCCAATTTACATGTAGGAAACTTTGTAAAGCAGGCAAAATATTTTTATCAAGCAAAAGGTACTGAAGAATCTTTTAGAATTTTATTTAATATTTTATATGGAATAACTCCAAAATTAATAAATTTAGAAACTTTACTTCTAAAACCATCTTCTGCTGAATTCATCAGAAGAGAAGTTGTTATTGCCGAAAGAATTTCTGGAAATCCATATAATTTGATCGGACAAACAATTGTAAAATCAACAGATGAAAATACAAGTGCTCCAGTTTCAGAAGTAGAAATTTTAACTAGAAATAATAAATCATATTATAAAATTTCTCTTTTTGTTGGATATGAGGATCGTTCACTGATTCAAGGTACTTTTAACATAACTCCAAACACAAAATCTTTAGAAACAACTTCTATAGGATCCTCTGTAATAAGTGTAGATTCTACAATTGGATTTGCTCAAACAGGAACGCTTATTTCTGGGTCTAATGTAATTAGTTACACTGACAAAAGTATTAATCAGTTTCTTGGATGTTCTGGAATTAGTAGTGAAATTTCAACTACGGATTCAATTAGAAATGATGAAATTTATTATGGGTATGAAAATGGTGACCCCAATAAAAAGGTAGAATTAAGACTGACTGGCGTATTATCAGATTTTATTCCATTATCGGATAATTTTGAAGTTTCCGAAGGTGATGAAATCTCGGTAAAAAATATCGGTACAATAATTAAGAATTCAAATACAAATAATCGCAAAGAAATATTATCAAATTCTTGGATTTATAATACATCATCGAGATATCAAATAAAATCATTTAATCTACCAAGTTTAACTTTAAGTAGTACAATTGATAAATCAAGTTTAAAACAAGGTGATTATGTAGAACTTTTGGAAAGAGATACTCAAAATGTAGTATTATCTGCCACAAAAGTAGATGCTATTTCGCAAGATGGATCAAATACAGTCACATTAAATAATTTTAATGGTTTTGTTTACAATTCATCCATAAAATATGATCTAAGAAGAAAAATTAATAAGGCAAGTAGTACTGGTGTTCCAATACAATTTGGCAACAATAAACTAATTTCTGATGTCCAAAATGTATATGATGATGAAGAAAACTCTTTATATGTTGCATCAAATGGATTACCATCTTATACAATAACTAAAACTTTAACCAGTGCAAGTATTTCAAACGCTCTTCCTCCAACATTACAAGGAGATTTTGATTCAAGCACTCAAACATACTCAACAATTTCATTTAGCATATCTCAAGTTCCATTTATAACTGGAGATAAAGTATATTACAAACCACAAGGATCAAGTCTCCCTGGATTGCAAGAGGGATCATATTATGTGGAAGTTTTATCATCAAAAAATAAAATCAAACTTTATAGTTCAAAAGCTCTTATTGGTATTGCAAATACTGTTGGTATCGGAACTACCACATCATCCGATGTACATACTTTCATTTTAGATGATCAAAAATCTGGATTAATTTACCCACAAAAATTACTTAAAAAATTCCCAATAAACCTCTCAAATGAAAATATTCAAAATGGTTTAGGACAAACAACAAATCCGGGGCCAACTGGAATGTTAATCAATGGAGTAGAAATTGAGAATTATAAATCAGAAAATAAAATTTATTATGGACCATTGGATTCCATATCCATTTTAAATGGTGGAGATAATTATGATGTCATTAATCCTCCACTTTTAACAATTTCCCCATCTTCTGGAACTACTGCATTAGTTCAACCTGTAATAAGAGGAAGTCTTAAAAAAATATTCATTGATCCACAAGATTTTGATATAAGTAATATAGTATCAATTGCATTAACTGGTGGAAATGGATCTGGGGCAGTATTTGAACCAGTCATTCAGAAAAGAAGAAGAGAGGTTATTTTCGATGCCAGAGAAATAAAAGATAATGGTGGTATTTCCACAACATCTGAGACAATAACATTTCTTACCAATCATAATTTTGTTGATGGAGAACCTATAATTTATGATTCAAATAATAATTTAGAAATTGGAACTTCACCCTACTACACTTATAATTCAACCGAAACATTAAAAACTGGAAATATTTACTATGCAAGTATCATTAATAGTACTACAATCCAGTTATATCCATCCTTACCTGATTATAGATTAGGAATTAATACAGTAGGATTTACAAGTTTAAACACAACTGGATTCCATAAATTCAAAACATCCTCTATAAAAAATGTATTATCTGAAATAAAAGTAATAGATGGTGGATCAGGATACGAAAATAGAAAACTCATAGTAAATCCTTCTGGTATATCTACTACTGAAAATTCTATTAATTTTAATAATCATGGATTTAATGATGGTGATTTAATTGATTATTCATATCAAACATCTACTATTTCTGGATTATCTTCCAGTCATCAATATTATGTTTTGAAAATAAATGAAAATTCATTTAAATTATCAGATGCAGGAGTAGGTGGAACAAATAAATCATATTATCAAAGAAGAAAATATGAAAATTTAACCACTCAAGGATCTGGATATCAATATTTCAGTTATCCAAATATTTCACTTTCTATACAATATTCTGCAGTTGGTGTAGGTACTACTACATTATCTGTTGGCATATTGACAGCTACTCCTGTAATCAGGGGTAAAATTGTAGATACTTACTTATATGAAAGTGGTAGTGATTATGGATCTACTATTTTAAATTTACATAAAAGACCATTAGTTACTATAAAAAATGGTAAAGAATCCCAATTCAAACCAATTATTATAGATGGTAAGATAACAGAAGTTCAAGTTCTCTATGGAGGATTAGAATATTATTCCACACCCGATTTGATTGTTTATGGTGATGGAATTGGTGCAGAATTAAGACCTATAGTTTATAACAACAGAATATTAAAAGTTATTGTTATTAACTCTGGAGCAGGATATTCAGTTAATAAAACTTCAGTTGTATGCTCTCCTGCTGGATCTGGAGCAATATTACAACCATTTGTTAGATCTTTAACCGTAAATAATAATTTTAAATACGGTGATGAGGTATTATTTGATCGTAATGGTGAATTGGAATATTCTATATGTGGATATTTTAATGGTTTAAAAAATTACTTTGGTGATGATGGCACTAGTCATTCCGATATTATTGGATGGGCATATGATGGAAATCCAATTTATGGAAGTTATGGATATTCTGATCCATCTGATATCAATTCTTCGGTAAAATATTTGACATCAGGATACTCTGCTTCATTATCAAATATTACTAATAGACCTTTAACTTTTCCAAATGGAAATTCAATAGATAGTGGATTTTTTGTTGAGGATTATATTTTTGATGATTCTGGAGATCTGGATGAGCATAATGGAAGATTTGGAAAAACAAAAGATTTTCCAAATGGAACTTATGCATATTTTGCAACAATTGCACCCAGTCAGAATTCTTATATCAGCAAATTTCCATATTTTATAGGAGATACTTATAGATCTAATTTTGTAAGTGATAATAATTCTATCGACCAAACATTTGATTTCTCGAATTCTAACTTAGTTAGAAATACCTTTCCATATAAAATGAGTGATCCTTATGCTGGAAATGATTTTATTATTGAATCCAATGAATCTATTGATCAAAAAGCCGTTGTAGAATCGGTAATGACTGGATCGATAGAAAATTTTGATATTGTGGAGTCTGGAGATAACTATAAAATAAATGATTTGTTAACATTTGATGAAAATGGTACTGGATCCAATGGATTGAGTGTATCAGTTAGTGAAATTAATGGAAAAGATATTTTAAATTTAAACACTAGTGTAACTAGTTATGAAAATACAGTTTTAACTTGGGAGAATGGTGAACAACTGAGAGTATCAATTCAACCATATCACAATTTATCAGATGGTGATATTGTATCCATTTCTGGAGTATCGACAAATTTAAGTAATTTAAATGGTATCTATTCTATAAAAGTATCTCCTGATCAATCATTCTTATCTCAAAATGTTGCATCTAATGCATTAGTTGGTTTTGTTACTGATATATTTTTATCCAATATTCCATCAAATATTTCTATTGGTAGTTCTATTTCAATAGAAGATGAAACAATGAAAATTTTGAATATTTTTAATGAAAATAATGCATTAAAAGTAGTAAGAAACATTGGATCTGCCCATAGTTCTACCACACAAGTTAATTTTATTCCTGATAATTTCTTAATTGATAAAAAGACAACTTATTTTGAATCAAAATTAAACGATACTGTATACTTTAATCCAATTTATTCTATTGGATATGGAGTTAGTGCCGGAGTTTCAACTTCCGTAATTGTTTCCTTTGCGGCAAATTCTTTTGTCAGATCTATTCCTTCACAATCAATATATTTAAAAAATCATCCTTTTACGGATAATCAAAAAGTTATTTTCACATCTCCTATTTCATCGCCATTATCAGTTTCAACATCTTTTAATTCTTCATCTTTTGACTTATTTTCTAGTGGAAATTCTCAAATAGTATATGTAACGAATAAATCTAATAATACAATAGGTATTAAAACACAATTAAATTCATCAGAATTATTTTTTGTATCTAATGGATCTGATAGGTATGATTATTCCATTCAAAGTGTTTATCACCAAGAAACTGTAGAAGTAGACAAAATTAAAACTACAGTCTCTATAACAACTTCACATGGATTATCAAATGGAGATGTAATTACTCTGACCACAAATCCAAATTTATCAGTTGGAATTGGTACATCAATTTCAGTGTATGTTCAATATGAACCAACAACAAAAAGAATATTAATAAATCCAGCATCGATTAATTCCCTTGCAATTAATATAAATTCAAATTCCATTAATATAAACTCCCACGATTTTAAAACTGGAGATAAAGTTTACTATACATCATCAGATTCGGTAGCTTCTGGATTATCCACTGGATTTTATTTTGTATATAAAGTTGATAATAATAATATCAAGTTATCAAATACCTATATTGATTGCATAAGTACTCCACTTAAATTTGTAGATATTAATAGTCAGGGTGGCAATGGACAAAAATTATCAAAAATTAATCCACAATTAAATGTTGTGCGAAATAATGATTTGGTATTTAATGTTTCAGATTCTTCATTATCTGGATATAAATTTAAACTATTTTTTGATAATGATTTTAATAATGAATTTGTATCTTTAGGATCTACATCTTCATTTATAGTTTCTGGGGTAGGAACTGTTGGAATTTCTACAAATGCAACAGTAACAATAAAATATAATTCAGATTTGCCAACTTCTTTGTATTATAGTTTAGAAAAATCTGGAAATATTATTGCTAGTGACAATGAAGTTTTTGATGCGTCTAAGATTTCATTCGTAAATAGTCAATATTCTGGAACATATTCAATATCTGGAGTTGGAACAACTACTTTTGATATTTGTTTAAGTAGTGTTCCAGAAAAATTAAATTATTCCCAATTCGAGTGCGATGAGTTAAAATTCACCACAACATCAACTACTGCATCTGGGGGAATTAGTAAAGTTAGAATATTATCCAGTAATAACACTTATAAAAAGATTCCAACATTTACCGGTTCTAATTCAATCAATGGCAGTGGGGCATATTTAATACCAAAATCATATAATATTGGAAGATCTAAGGAGATTAAAATTCTAAACGAAGGGTATGAATATTCTTCGGATAAAACTTTAAGACCTGCTGCATACGTTTCACCGGTAATATCATTAGAATCTTCAAATAAAATATCAAAAATTGATGTTTTATATGGTGGAAAAAATTATAATTTTGCACCAAAATTAATTGTCATAAACTCAAATACAGGTGAAGAAATTGATAATGGATTTGTGGAAGCAGTATTAACATCAAACAATATCACTTCCGTTAATATAATTCAACCACCAAAAGGATTACCAGCATCAAATGTTGAATTAAGAACTATTAATAATTCCAATGGAATAAGTATCAATACTGTCGAAACTTCTATATCTGGATTAATTACTTGCTATCTGTCTCCGCCATCTTTAGGATTTACTACTTCACCATTTTCTGTTGGAGATCAAATTTATGTTGAAGGTATTCAGCAATATAGTTCTGATGGATCTGGATTCAATTCTGATAATTATGGATATCAATTTTTTACAGTATCTTCCTATGATAATGTACTCTCAAAACTTTCATATAGTGTTTCAGGTCTAACCACAAATGCTGGAATAGCAAAAACTATTCAAAACAATTTTGCAAATATTGTAAAATATGAAGATTATCCAAAATTTAAAATAACTGAAATTCCTTCCGAATTTTTAGTCGGAGAAGGTCTGTTGGTTAATAGTGGAAATGGATTTAATCAAATTGATTTAATTATTACAAGTTATGATAATTCCTTTATAAAAGTATTTGGAAGTTATGATTTATCTGTTGGAGAAATTATAAAAGGAAAAACTACAGGAACTATTGCAACTATAAACAGAATAGAAACTAACAATGGAAAATTTAATGTAAGTTATTCATTAAGACAGGATTATGGGTGGTTGGATAATATTGGAAAATTAGATGAAGATTTTCAAGTAATTGCTAATAATGATTATTACCAAAATCTTTCATATAGTATTAAAAGTCCTATAGAATTTGAAAAATTTATTGGACCAGTAAATAATTTACTTCATACTAGTGGACTTAAAAATTTTGCAGATACTCAAATAGTTTCTAATTCAAGATCTGTTGGAATTGGTTCTACCGATGCTAGCATTATTGTATTTGATATAACTGAAGAAAAGAGAGTAGATACAATTAATAATTTTGATTTGGCATTTGATTCGAATGTAGTATTAGACACTTCAAAATTTTTACGATTAAGGAATAAAAAATTAGCAGGATATCTTGAATGCCAAACTAATAGAGTTTTGAGAATTGATGATATACAATCACAGTTTTCTAATGGAAATGCAGATCCAAGTGATTATTTGGAACTAGTAAACTTCTCCGCTAATGAGTCTTATAATAGATATCTGATACAGATTTCAAATACACAAAAAACTCAATATCAAATAAATGAAGTTGTAGTTCTCAATACTGAAAATGATACCTTTACATTACAAAAAGGTTCCATATTTAACCAAGATGAAAAACTAGGAGACATTTATGGTTATACTGATATTTTTGGAAATTCAACCTTAAGATTTGCTCCAACAGATCCATATTCTTATGATTATGATGTAAAGGTACTTAATTATAAATTTATATCATCTTTGGCTGGAATTTCTACACAATATCTTGGATATGTCAATTTAATATCTTCAAATTCTGTTGTTCAACCTGGAATCACTACATCTATTGTTTCTTTACAATCAAGTAATTTTAGTTCGGTTCATTCTAGCATCGAACTAGTTAATAATGCAACAAATGAAATAAATTATGTTGAGATATATCTCAATCATGATGGAACTAATACTTATTTGTCGGAATATTATTTTGATGCAAATTCATCTAATAATACTCTATCTTATAATTTTATTGGTACATTTGGATCTTCAATTTCTGGAGGAGTAGTTCAATTAAATTATACCAATACAGCGTCGAATCAAGTTACATTAAGATCTAGAAATGTTGGATTTGGTACAACATCAGTTGGAATTGCAACTTATAGATTTAAAGTAACTAATCAAATTGATGGTTATGAAAGAACAGCATTCTATCAATCAAATTATTCAAATGTTTCTTCAGCATCTACAATAATTTCTTTAGATACGACAATATGCTCTGGCGTAAAATCAATTGTTAAGGTTGGAATTGGTTTAAGTAGTGCATTGCATCAGGTGGTATTGGTTCAAGATGCATCTAATCTTTATGTTGAGCAATATCCATTTTTATCTATTGGAAGTACTAATGGAATTGGTACTTTTGGTGGAGAATATTCGGGATCGAATTTTGTACTAAAATTCTATCCAAATGCATCAATAACTGGAAATGTTGAAATTATTAGTTACAACGAAGTTTTATATTCAGATTCTGATTATGTGAATACCCCCCAGGTATTGAGTTATGGTGCAATTTCAGAAAGTTATTCGATTTCAAAATTCTACGGAATTAATGGATCTGGAATCAATAAATTGAACTTTAACATGAATTATAATGAAACTCCAATATTCATGAAAACTTTTGATCCAACTAACAGTTCAATTTTGGATCCAGTTACTGGGATATTTACAATTAAAGATCATTTCTTTAATGATGGTGAGGAATTAATTTATACTCCAAATACAACTTTCCTTGGAGTAGGTATATCTTCAGTTGGTATTGGTTCAAGTACATTACCAACAAAAGTATTTGCCCATAAAATAACAAAGGATACTTTTAAATTAGCATTGACCAAAAATTTTGCTATTTCGGGAATTTGTGTTACATTTACCTCTTATGGTCAAGGAAATAGTCATCAATTAGAAATGGCTAAGAAGAATGAAAAATCAATCATTACGATTGATGGTATTGTACAATATCCAATTTCATTCACTCCAATTAATTATAATCTTATTAATAATGGAGTTATTGGTATTGGAAGAACAATATTATCTTTAAGTGGTATTACATCAATATATCCAAATGATATACTCAAAGTTGATAATGAGTACATGAAGATTTCTAATGTTGGACTTGGAACTACAAGTATTGGCCCAGTTCAAAGTACTGGATCATACAATTTAGTTGAAGTTGAACGAGGTTATATTGGATCAGCAATAACCACTCATACAGATTCTACAAATGCTAGGATTTATAGAGGTTCATTTAATATAGTTGGAAATCAAATCTATTTCACACAAGCACCTTATGGTAATCCACAAAATGCAAAAACTACAGGCAATTTAGAGTTTCCAAAATCTTCCTTTACTGGTAGAGTATTTTTGAGACAAGATTACACCACAAATATAATTTATGATGATATTTCTAATCAATTTACTGGAATAGGACAAACATATAGATTAACAACTCAAGGAATCAATACTGTTGGACTAGGTACAAGTGGCGGAAATGGTATTGTTTTTATAAACAATTTCTTCCAATCACCATCTACTTTTAATAATACTTCAAATAATTTTTCAATTATTGAAGATAGCAATTCTGGAATCACTAGTATAGTATTTACTGGAATAAGAACTTCTAGTGATTATCCCCCAGTTCAATCTGTTTCCGATGTTAATCAGAATCAACTTCCAAGAGGGGGATTAATCATTTCCCTTGGTTCTACCCCAGGACTAGGTTATGCACCTCTTGTAGGCGCATCTGTCACTGCTGTAGTATCGGGTGGATCAATTGTATCTGTTGGTATAGGAACTACTGATATTTTGGGTTCTGGATATTATGGAACAGTTTCTGTTGGAGTTACTGATGTTTCAGGATCTGGGGCAAACATAACTGCTACAGTTGGTGTGGGAGGTACTCTTAGATTTAATGTTATTGGTGGTGGATCTGGATATTCTTCAAATCCAAGAATTCAAATCGCTCCTCCAAGTTATGAAAATATGCCAATTATAGGAGTTTCTAGATTGGGTATAGGTACAACAACTGCCACTGGAGTTGGACTTTTAATGAATGTTGAAGTTGGATCTAGTTCTACAACTGGAATTGGATCTACATTATTCCAGGTCAAATCATTTAAAATTACCAGATCTGGATATGGATTTAATCGTGGAGATGTATTTACTCCTGTTGGTTTAGTTACTGCTAAAGGACTATCATCACCATTGGAACAATTCCAAGTAACTGTTTTGGATGTTTTCAATGATTCATTTTCTGCATGGCAATTTGGAGAATTAAACTATATTGATAGTCTTAAAAATTATCAAGATGGAATTAGAAAAAGATTCCCACTTTACTATAATAATTCACTTTTAAGTATTGAATCTGGTGCGGGTTCTGAAATAGATCTTAGTTCAATATTATTGATTTTCATCAATGGTGTAATACAAGATCCTGGTGTTTCTTATCAATTTGATGGTGGAACTTCATTTACTTTTACGGATGCACCAAAAATAGAAGACAATATCTCAGTATTCTTCTATGCTGGAACAAAAGGAGTTGATTCGAAACAAACATCAGTAACACCATCATTGAAAACTGGTGATATTGTACAAGTTATTAGAAATAATGATATTACTTCAACAATATCCCAAAATCCAAGAACAGTATTTAATATAACTTCTTCTGATACATTTGAAACTAATCTATATTTGGATCAAGGAATAGATACCGAAAATCCAAAACCTCTGTATTGGACAAAGCAGAAAGTTGATCAAACTATTAATGGTGAAAGGGTTTATAAGTCAAGAGATTCACTTGAACCTTTAGTATATCCTGCAGCAAGAATTATTAAAGATTTTTCATCTACCGATACTGAAATATTTGTAGACGATGCACAATTTTTCAATTATGAGAACTTAGTATCTCCGAATTTTAATGCACTTATTATTGATAGTGGTGATAGTGATCCCGTCTCTGCTGCAGTTACCGCTGTGGTTTCTGCAGCAGGTACAATTCAATCATTATCAATTAATAACCCTGGAAGCGGATATACTGGAGCATCAGTTACTGTAAAGATCTCCGCACCATTGACAGTTGGTGTTTCGACTTTATTACCGATGGGAGTTGGTATTGGTATTGGATCCACTGCAACAGCAACTATCGCAGTCTCTTCTTCAGGAAGTCTAACAACTCCAATTACAATTACAAATCCTGGATTGGGATATAGTATTAAAATGCCACCACAGGTTATTGTTCCATTACCATCTATTTCTAATGAATCAATATATGGAGTGATTGGTGTAAATGGAAAATCTGGAATTATCACTGGAATTTCAACTTCATCCGGAATTGGAACTTCTCTTGGATTGAAATTTAATTTAAATTCTGTAGTTGGATTGGCAACAGGATACCCAATTTACATTTATAATACAACTGTTGGAACGGGAGTAACTTCTATTGATACAAATAATGATACTAAAGTTGGAATTGGAACTACTTTCTTAGATAATATCTACAAGATTCATTCGATTGATTTAGTTACTGGAATTGTTACTTGTAACATAGATTCGAGAACTTCTATTGTCGGATTGAGTACAAATGGACTTAATGTTGGCAGTTTTTCTTGGGGAAGATTATCAGGATTTAGTAGAGATTCAAATCCAATTTCAATTGCAGTAAGTTATAAAACTATAAATTCTGGATTAACAACATTCCCAACTATCCAAAGAAGGGGATATGGATTGAGAAATACTGGTGGAATTACAAAATGATTTATTTTATCATAGTATAAATATAGAAAAAAGCATATTAATATGGCTGCAATTATATCAGATCAATTTAGGATATTGAATGCAAGTAATTTTGTAGACTCAATATCTAATACTGCAAACTCATATTATGTATTTTTAGGATTACCAAATCCTGGAACAAGTCCAACCACAGTAGGATTTGGAAGAAGTTCTACTTGGAATACGAGTGGTCAAACTCCAGAACCTGTAGATAATATCGATTTCCAAAATCATTATCATGATACTATGATTTTTGGTAAAAAAGTTACTAGTTTAAATGTTAGAAGACTTATAAGAAGAATTGATTGGGTATCTGGTACAAAATATGAAATGTATAGGCATGATTATTCCATTTCAAAACCATCGCCAATTACTAATGCAACTAGACTCTATGATGCTAATTATTATGTAATTAATTCACAATATAAAGTTTATATTTGTATTGATAATGGTTCTTCGGGAATCAATACCTTAGGCAATTCTTCTCAGGATGAACCAACTTTTACAGATTTAGAACCATCTAAGGCTGGAGAAAGTGGCGATGGATATCTTTGGAAATATTTGTTTACCGTATCACCTAGCGATATTATAAAATTTGATTCTACTGACTATATTGCAGTTCCGAATGATTGGAGTACTTCTTCAGATTCTCAGATTGTTTCAGTAAGGCAAAATGGAGATTCTACATTAAATGGTAATCAAATTAAAAAAGTTTATATTGATACTCCTGGTTCAAGATATTCACAAGGATCATTTTCTTTAGATATTTTGGGGGATGGAACTGGCGGTAAAGTTTCAATTATGGTAGATGGGACTACAGATCCTGCAGGTCAAATAGTGGA